CTGTTGTGCCTTTAGACGGTCTTAAATCGATACAATCTTTTAAATCGACAACATCACCATTTTCCATAGTATATTTTGGAATATCGCCATAGTCATATGTTGCTCCTGTACCTGAAGAGTAAGAGTTAGGAGCATAATAATCGCCCTGACCATGTTCGTAATAAGTGAAGTTTACCCAAATTGTTGTCGGGCTTAATGCGTGATTATTTTTTAACCTAAGTTTAGAAGTTTCATAATACGCATCTTTTGCGCCGCTATCAAGAACAAATTTATCCGTGATAATCTCGCCAGAAGAATTATTATATCTTATCTCTGATATATCGACAACATCTAATTCTAGCATATCAGTTACAACGTCCTGTTGTCCAGGTGTCCAATTGACAGTATAACTTCTATTTCCGGTTTGTAATGTCTTAGAAGCAAGAGTTGCGACTGCCTTATATGTGTATGCTATAACTGTTATTTGTTGATCAAATGACGTTTCTTGTGTAAAACCTGTTATAGTAGCAGAACTGGAATTTAAACTAGCGCCGGCAACAGTTATAGATTGGACTGTACCTGCTCCGTTTACTGCTATCCAGTTACCAATATCCACAAAAACTTCGCCCGTGCCAGAAGATATTGTTACTTGAGTAGCACCTGCAGTCAAAGTTGATGTATATATTTTTTGTTGATATAAAGAAACATTGGATACTGATTTGGCTCTAGGATTAGGTAAAGGAAAAATCAAACTTTTATTATTAGAATTGTGTATTACTGATCTAGCATTTTCTCTAAAGATGTTCACATAACTGTTGCTAGATCCAAGTGCAGCACCAATACTAAATGCAGATACGTCGAATTGATAACTTCCTGTCATTTCTACATCAAAAATATACAATCTGTATGCAACACCCGAAATATTATTTTCTTTTTCAATCCCTCTAACGCGACAAGTTCCCACAGTAGTACCAGTAAAATTAACAGCGTTTTTAATTGTAAGTGGCGCCATTAAAGAGATATCGGGAATGCCTAACAAGTCAGAAACTAGAATATAGTTGCCATATCCTGTACCTACAGTTTCGTTAATAACTGTTTCAGTTTCAGTTGCTTTACTTACAGACAAGAATGTTGGTAAATTTTTTGAAATCTTATATCCATTTACATATGCTTTACCGGGGGATACCCTCAGTTTGATATTTGCCATTATGCGCTATCCTCGAATCTTATGAAAAATGGTGAAACGGTATAATCTCCGGACTCATCGTTTGTTCGTATTGCCATTAAATCGTTTATTTTGTTATATTGATCGTAACCTGTAACTCTTTCTGAAATAATAGAGTTAGTTACATTTGCAACATAAACAAATGTTCTATTGCTTGGCACTAACGCTTCTGTTGTAAGTGTTAGTTTAATTCTATATCTATCTGCTCCTGGAGCAGTTTGGTTCGGCAAACTTCCTTGATTGTCAAACAATGTCTCATCGTCTTCCGATGTTACAATATCTTGAGTCACTAAAAATCCTACAACAGCATCTACAGACGATGTATATTTTGAAATTATAAGCTCTTGCTGAGGAGCGTGAACAAAAAATCCTTGAGTAAAAAAGTCAGCTTCGCCAACAGATATTTTTGTTCCAAAGCCATAAGCAGGATCTAGTGTGGTATTTGTTGTTTGTGCGATTAGTCGAGTACTACCCTCACTTTGAACCAACTCTTCGCCAGGAGTAACGCTAATCGTTGATGTTCCTGAAGTCGCATTTAAAGTACTTGTGTATTGAACATAAAGTGTTGCTGGATCTGAGCCAGCAGCTATGACAACCTCTATTACTTTTACAATAACTCCAGAAACTTGGCCTACAAATGATGTTCCCACTAGTGAAGTGGGATCCGAAGGTAATGGATTAATTGCTGTGTTTAATTTAATAAATCTATAACCACTATTAATTGATAAACCACCTGGCGAGACTGAGGCGCCTTCTTTAAATATATTCTTTCCGAATCTTTCGATTCCGGTTTGAATTATAGTCTGAAGTTGGGTTAATTCCCTAGCTTGCAATGCTCTGTTACTATTAAAGAGAACGCGCTGAAAACTTTTGTCCTCATCGTAATCATCTCTATAGACATCTGAGAATGTCGAGGTGGTATATGTCTTGACCATTAGTATTCTTTCTATGAACAGTTGTCAAGTTTTATGACAATTTTTATATCTTCGGTTTGATTAGGAACACGTTCAACAGCGGCTCTATTATCTATATACAAAATATCTCCAGATCTAGGATTAGCTTCTCCTATTATTTTAGGAAGTAAGATAACGCCTTCGCCAGTGCCACCAGTTTCACTTATAGAATCGCCTACAACAAATGGTACATATCCCGTTGAGTCGAATTGATGATAATATATCGTATTTCCAACAACATGATCTACCCAAGCTTTTGCTCCACTTGCAGCGCCTACGATATCTCTATCAGCACTAATTGATACAGCTTGAGAGGACAACGTCATGCTGTTGAGCGTTCTGCCTGTGTTTTGACTAAAGTTAGTAGAAGATGCAGAATCTTTAATATTTTTTATAATACCTATCTGTCTAAAATCTTGTGATGTTATAAAGTCTGGTTCATTACCTGTTATTTTGCTATTAATTAAAATCATCTGAGATTTGAGGTCGGTAACTGCATTAGAGCCGAATCCTCTAGATGTTGAGAGTACAGGTCTAACAACCGCACCGGTGCCAGTTGTATCGTCAATAGTTAGAATTGCACCATCTAGATTATGTTGAAAATGGAATGTCGAAGAATCTGGTGCATATGATACTTTTGATATTTTACCAGCATTGATCGTTCGAATGATAAACGGATTATAAACTCCGTTAACTCTAAAATCGCAAGAGTCCACGTGATAATTACTACCACTATCTTCAATTATGAATGATGTAATCTGATCGCCACGTGCTGCATTTTGAACTGCCCATTGCTTATTTTCTGCGCCAGTAGAATTTGAATCTACGCTTTCGATATAACGCACAGGCATATAGTTTTGTGTCATGTAATAATTAGCTTCTAATGCTGAAACTGTGTATAAAAATTTCCAAATATAACCATCTGAAGTTCCAAATGGATGTAGGTTTTCTAAAGCGGGTTTAATAGTGGAAGCTACCTTTGCTCCTGTTGTATCGCGACCTATTTGTAAACATATAAAGACTTGATTATTGTCGTTCATAACATAAAATGGGTTTTCTGTAGGATAATCGCTTAGTACATTCTTATCGTCATACTGCGAATAAAATGTACCAGAAGTCCAATCGTTTCTAGGAACAACGTAAGACGCGCTATTGACTTTAATAACTGCTTGCAGTCCACGTCTAAAGCGATTTTCTTCGGAAATATCAACTCTAGGTGCCGGCGCAGAATCATTTCCACCAGTCCAAGGATTGCTCCTAGACAGACCTATATAGAAAGCAGGATCTATTCCATTTTTAATATTAGTTAAAAGTGGTCTAACTAATTCTTGCTTTAGTGTTTCTGTTACAATTGATGCCATATCATTTCCTACTTAAATTAAAGCGTCTTTCATTAACAACGCAGTTTTTCCTTTTACATCGTTTAAATTAACGCTTCTAATATCGTACTTAGTATTTATATAGTTTGAATCCATTTCTGAAGAATCGCAATAAACGAATTCCATTATTATTCTTTGTCTGTCTGCTCCACTAGCAGCTACTAACGAATTTCCGAAATAATCAAAAGAGTCTGCACTAGCTAAAGGAGCTTCAGAATGAAAACAAAAATCTTGTGTTGATAGAGTTGACCAAGAGTCGTGTCTATCTGCAAGCGCATAAAAATACTCGTCTGTAACAGACTTAAGGGCTGTTAGATGCTTACTATTTACTCGGTGTGTTGAGATAAGATCATGTTTTCCATCGCCAGGAAGTAGACTCAGGGAACCGTCATAAGAAACTCCCCATTCTATTACATCACCATTATCTAATTCTATATTATTACTTGAATCGTATGCGGTGCCTGTCAGTGTCGTTTCTAAAGTTGTCATATTACCAGTATTCGCTAATTGAAAGCACCCCAACATGTCTGTTTTTGCAGATAGATGAAATAAAGAGCTATCAATGTCTAAATCTGGATCGACATATGCTATAGGTTCAATTGATTGAATCGTTACATCTGCCTGGGTGTCTATCTGCATTTCTGCGGCAAGGTGAAAGCCCGACGGATGAACAAATTTTCTATAAAAATCTTCATATTTGCCCAAAGAAGTTTTTGACTTAATCAATATCGAAAGAACTTGGTACACTCCACCATCTTGCAAAATCTTGGTAGAATTTGGACCAATTATGGAGTAACTATCTCCAACCATAAATAGTTTACTTTTAGGATACGTTATTTCTGCGGTATCATCACTATAGAATGATCTGAAAAATCCTTTTGCCGAATATAGAGAACCTTTAACTCTAAAAAATTTAGCGAAATTTCTAAGAACTTCCCGAGGCTCTGAGAAAAATTCTTGACCCAGACCTAAAGCAAACTCCTCAAACATGTTGTCGAGGTATGCTAATTTTGTTGTTCCGATATTTCGAATTTCATATAAATCATTAAGGTCTGCGCCAAACTGTCCATCCGAATCCATAAAATCGTAATATGTTTCTATGAAAGTAATGATATTTGGATAGTCTGTAGACCAAAATTCAGGAAGAACTTGTTTTACCAAGCTTTCCCTTATTGTTTTCTCGGCTACTAGTTCATTTGTCATTTTACAATACGATCTTTGTTTCTGTATGTTCTATATTACCAAATGCTTCGTTTTCAGATTCATCTAGAACTAGGGTATAATTTCTTAAAGGCGAAATGACTGCTGGATCTAAAGGAACAGCAGATACTTTTATATATGCTGATCCACCAACTATCGCGCTAGGTTCAAATCCTACTAATGAAATTGTGCCTGTCTTATAGTCGTATGTGCCTATATTTGCAGTCTGTACTTTTCCTGAACTTTCGTTATAAATTTCAATATCTGCTGTGCCTAAAGTATTTCTGAGTGTGCATGTGGCTCCACCGACAGTGAATCTGGAAGATGTAATAACATATGTGTTTGTATTTGCTGAAGCTAATGCAACAGGGAAATATATGTCATATGCGCCTGATATGCCTACATTCGGCAAAAATCTTTGTTGAAGTTTTATGGACATCTTTGAAGCTAAAATAGATTTATCAATATTATCAATTCCTGTTAAGATAGGAGACCTTCTAAATTTAGATTCAAATTTGCCTAAATTTGTATTAAAATATGTAGAGATATAATTACGGACAAGAGTTTCCAAGTAAGAATTTGATTGAGATGTTAGACCATCATTATAATAGAAATTTGTTTTTATTTCTATATATGTTAAAGATGGTTCAATGAATTTATTATCAATAGACATTACAGCTAGGTTATCACTGAAAAGATTTTTTATAGAATTTTCTGTCTCGGTCTTTACAAATTGCGTAGTGTTTGTAGGGTATTTAATTGAAATGTAAACTTTACCATAATCTTTTGGCACGTTTTCTTCACCGCCCCAAACAGTAACATCTTCAACTATTGGAAAATTAGACTGTATCATACCTTTATAATCTAGCGAAGTTACAAGCCTTTGTTGTGCTGAAAATTGAATAGGCGCAAGTTTTCTGATAGACTCAATCGGTTCTCTTGGCATACCAGAATGAGATAGTATCTGAGTATTAACGGATATTGCATATGAGTTTCCATCAACACTTAGATCATTTACAGCAGAAAAGCCGCTGGAGTTGTTTGCTAAAATAGAGTTGCACGAATTATATGTCACGACTATTTTATTGCCAGGGTCAGGCGATTTACCAAAAGAAATGCCATCGCCAAAATTCAATTCGTAGTAGCCATTTGGGGCTTCTTTGATATCGTAGTACTGTGTCGCTGCCGTTACAGTTATCGCATTTTCGAGAAATGTG